GGCTCGATATGCCTTCCGATGTCTTTAGTACTTGGATTAAAGACAAAACTAAAATAACTCGGAAATAATGGAGGATGTATAATGGCTAATGAAGTAAAAGCTAAGACACAAACATCACTTGCGTTATTTGGTGATGATGTATCAAAAGGTTTTGAGAACATGACGCAAGACGACATGGCGTTACCGTTTGTCAGAATCTTAGGACAACTATCACCACAAGTAACACAAGGTGATGCTAAGTATATAGAGGATGCTAAACCAGGCATGATCTATAACACTGTTACCAACGAATTGTACGATGGTAAGGTGGGTATCAAGGTTATTCCTTGCTACTACAAAAAAGATTATCCAGAATGGTCGGATAGAGGGGATGGTCCAGGGGCACCTGTGGCAATTCACCTACCGAACAGCGCGGTGATCGGTACAGGTAAGAGAGAAGGCTCAAAGATTAGGTTACCGAATGGTAATTATCTTGAAGAGACTGCATCTTATTTTGTAATGGTTGAAACTAAAACTGGTGGGTATACACCAGCTTTAATAACAATGAAGTCAACTCAATTAAACGTTAGTAAAAAGTGGAATTCTATGATGAAAACCACACAAATACCTAACGGCAAAGGTGGTTTTGTGATTCCACCAATGCATGGGGTTGTCTACACATTGGCATCTACTCTACAAAAAAACGACAAAGGTTCGTGGTTTGGTTGGGTAGTGACACAGGACAGAATTTTAGATCAAAACGACAAGTCTTTGTACTTAAGTGCAAAAGATTTTGCTGGTAATGTATCTAAAGGGAACGTTCAAACAAAAGCAGATGTGGAAGAGAAAGTAAGAGACTCAAGTCCTTACTAATGTTATAATGATAGGGGGATCTACTCGTTCAGCGGATTCCCCTTTACAAAGAAAAAAGAAATGATAATAGATAAATTTAAATCAATATTTTTAGGACTAGAAATAGCATATGGACAATACCAACCAGGTGAACGGGGTGACAACGGCAAACAAAAAGGCAAAGCTTTTATTGTTCGTGGACAAGTCACAGACGAACTCTGGGCAAATCATCTTGAAGGCAAAGGACCAGCACTTGGAATCATCCCTATTACAGAAGATAATGGTTGTAGGTGGGGCTGCATTGATATTGACGAATATAACTTTGATCACACTAGCCTCATTAAAAGTATTAGGAATCATAAATTACCCTTAATAGTCTGCCGCAGTAAATCTGGTGGAGCGCACGTATTTTTATTTACCAAAGAAAATATCCTTGCATCTTTGATGCAATCAAAATTAAAACAAATGGCAATCATACTTGGATATGAAGGCTCAGAAATATTTCCAAAACAAACAGAGATACTTGTAGAACGTGGGGATACAGGTAACTTTTTAAATCTACCCTACTATAATCAAATGAAAGGACTACGTTATGCTATCAACGATAATGGCGCCGGTTGTACACTTGAGGAATTTTATAAGCTCTATGATGTTTGGGCTTGCACAAAAGAACAAGTCGAAGCAATTAAAACAGAAGAAAAGAAAATAGAAGAAGCGTTTCCTATGGGGCCTCCTTGTCTTAATAAACTTGCAACAACAGGTTTTGGACAAGGCTCTAGAAATAACGCATTGTTTAATATTGCGGTGTACTACAAACAGTCAAGCCCGGATACATGGGAGGATAAAATTGTAGAGGCAAATTTAAAATACATGGAACCTGCACTTAGTAATAGTGAAGTGCAACAATTAATTAAATCTGTAAACAGAAAAGGTTATGATAAATATAGATGTAAAGACTCACCAATAAATGCAGTATGTCAATCTGGTTTGTGTAGAACAAAAAGATTTGGTGTGGGTTTTGGTGAGGAAGAAATGCCAATGTTAGGTAGTCTTACAAAGTATGCATCCAAACCACCAGAATGGTTTTTAGATGTAGACAAAAAGAGAATACAATTAAAATCAGAACAACTTTATAGTCCACAACTATTTGCATTAGCATGTCTCGATCAAGCTAATTTAGTTGTACCTGTACCAAAACCAAAAGATTGGAAGCAACATTTTTTAAAACCAATGATGACAGGTTTACAAGAAGTAGAACCTTTAGAGTCTTTAGATCCAGTAAATGAACTTACAAATTTATTGCAAGACTGGACAACTAATAGACAATCAGCAAGAACTTGGGATGATATATTAAACAAATTACCATACACAGATGAAAAAAGAGAGTTTACTTATTTTAGAATGGAGGACTTTTTTAATTTTTGTAAGCGTAATCATTGGGAAAAAGACAAGAATCAAACAGGTAATTTGATAAAACAACTTGATGTATTTGTAGGAGAAGAGAGAGTTAGAATAAAAAAGCAACAACCTAGATTAATTAAAATAGAGACAATGAAACAAACAGATGCATCTGTATCTAAGGTGCCATATCAACAGGAAAATTTTTAATGAGAACAGATAAGAATGTTATTTTTATAAGACATGCTAAATGGTTATGGGATAACGGACAAAAGAAAAAAGCAAAGGAGTGTAGAAAACAAGCGTATGAAAACCATTATACTAGGTCCACCTGGCACAGGAAAAACCACAACTCTACTGAATTTAGTAGATGAGTTTATCCAAAACGGGATTAGACCAAAACAGATAGGATACTTTTCATTCACAAAAAAAGCTGCAACGGAAGCAGCAACGAGGGCCGCGGATAAGTTTGGCCTGGACATAGAGAACGACTTGGCATATTTTAGAACTTTACACTCATATGCATTTAATCAATTAGGAATGACAAAAGAAAAAATGTTGGGCGCTGAGGATTACAAAGAGTTTGGTGAGAAGTGTGGCATTCCAATTAAAACAGCTAAGTTTTCTGACAGCGATGGCACGTTTAATTCTGACAATGAATACCTTACAATAATAAATACAGCGGCTGTTAAAAGAATGGATTTGTTAGAGTATTATGACTCAAGACAAAACATTTTAGATATTGAACGCAATACCTTATATCTTTTAGCAGAAGAGTTGAAGAGATTTAAAAAAGAAAAAGGTTTAAAGGATTTTAATGATTTGTTAGAAGATTTCATTAGGGGAGAAAAACATAATAAATTCAAGGTTTTATTCATAGATGAGGCACAAGATTTGTCTTTGTTGCAATGGGAAATGGTGAGAAGAATTTGGAGAGATGCAGAAAAAACTTACATAGCTGGTGACGACGACCAAGCTATATTTAAATGGGCAGGTGCAGACGTAGATCACTTCATAGCTTTAAAAGAAGAGGTTAATGATATTAAAGTATTAGATCAATCTTATCGTATACCTGGTGGACCAATACATGAACTCTCACAAAAAATAATAGGACAAGTTCAAAGTAGATTTAACAAAGAGTATAAACCAAGAACAGAACAAGGAGTATTGCGTAGATATTCTGACATAACACAAGTAGATATGTCAAAGGGTAACTGGTTAGTATTATCTTCTGCAAATTATTTTTTAGAAGATGCAAAAGATTTGTGTGAGTTGCAGGGCTGGTATTATTCTTACAAAGGACGTAACTCTATATCTCTCAAACTTTTATTAGCATTAAATAATTGGGAAGCCTGGCGTAAAGGCGCACAATTAAATCATTTAGAAATAAAAAACATATATGAATACCTTGGATCAAATGTATTAGAAGGATTTAGAAAAGGTAAAACATTACATTCTGACACAAAATATTTAATAAAAGATTGTAAAGCCGAACATGGTTTAATTACAGAAGATGTTTGGTATGAAGCATTTGAAGGTCTTGATCCTATTACAGAAAATTACATTCGTAATATGAGGGCGAATGGTGAGACACTAAATAAAAATCCTCGTATAACAATGTCAACAATACACGGCGCGAAAGGAGGAGAAGCTGACAAAGTTTTATTGATGCAAGACATAACCAATGCGGCGCTTGAAACATTTAGTCATGACCCAGATGAATTACATAGATTATTTTATACTGGAGCGACGAGAGCGAAGCGTGAATTACACGTCTTGGATCCAAGAGATTTTGAAAAAGCTTATATATTATGAGTGTTTGGGATAAACAAATCGGCGGACAACATTATCAGAAATTTAAAATTCAACCAAGTAAATTTGTAGTAGAGAATAAGTTGCTTTTTCCAGAGGGTTGCGCTATAAAATACATATGTCGTCATCCCTTTAAAGGGAAAAAGGAGGACTTGCTTAAAGCAATTCACTTTATAGAGATGATGATAGAAAGGGATTACCCTAGTCCTGTCAAGGAAAAGAAAATTAAAATTAATAGTTGGGGTATAGTAAGGAGAGAAGAGTGAGAAGTATACAAACGCCGTTATTTACTCCAGAAACAGAGTGGGTTATGCCAGAAGAATTAAAAGATTTAACTGGTGCCAAACAAATAGCAATAGATTTAGAGACCAATGATCCAAATTTAAAAGAGTTAGGCTCTGGTAATGTCACTGGAAAAGGGCACATTGCTGGCGTTGCGGTGGCCGTAGAGGGGTGGTCAGGGTATTTTCCTATAGGACACGAGTCAAACGGTAATATGGACAAAAAACTGGTGTTTTCATGGCTCCAGGATATGTTTAATCAAGCGGATACCACCTTTATATTTCACAATGCAATGTATGATATCTGTTGGTTAAGAGCAGAAGGGCTAACAGTTCATGGTAAAATAGTTGACACAATGATTGCAGCGTCTTTAATTGATGAAAATAGGTTATCTTATCAATTAAATACGTTGTCCAAACACTATGTTGGCACTGGTAAAGATGAAAGTGTTTTAAACGCAGCAGCAAAAGAATATGGTGTTGATCCTAAAAAAGATTTGTGGAGATTACCTGCAATGTTTGTTGGACAATATGCAGAACGTGATGCAGAGTCCACATTAAAACTTTGGCAAAAACTAGAAACAGAATTATATCAACAAGAACTTTGGGATGTATTTAATTTAGAAACAAAATTATTTCCATGTTTAGTTGACATGAGATTTAAAGGTGTAAGAGTTGATCTTGATAAGGCAGATAAAATAAAAAAATATTTAATTAACAAAGAACAAAAAATATTACACAAAATAAAAAGTTTAACAGGTGTTGATGTAGAGATAATGGCAGCACGTAGTATTGCAAAAGCTTTTGACAAATTAAAATTACCGTATGATAGAACTGCAAAAAGTAAAGAGCCAAGTTTTACTAAAAACTTTTTACAAAATCATCCACACGAATTACCAAAAGCAATCGCTGAAGCAAGAGAACTAAACAAAGCGCACAGCACATTTATAGATTCAATAACTAAACATTCTGTTAATGGTAGAATACATGCAGACATAAATCAAATTAGATCAGATGCAGGTGGTACGGTTACTGGTAGATTTAGTATGTCTAATCCAAACTTACAGCAGATACCCGCAAGACATCCAGAACTTGGTCCTTTAATTAGATCTATATTTATTCCAGAAGGTAATCACAAATGGGGGTCCTTTGACTATTCACAACAAGAACCTAGAATATTGGTGCACTATGCAAAGTTACAAAACTTAACTGGTGTTGATGAAATTGTAGATGCATACAATGCAGGTGATGCAGACTTCCACCAGGTTGTTGCTGACATGGCAGGAATAGAACGTAAACAGGCCAAGACAATTAATCTTGGTTTAATGTATGGCATGGGTAAAAATAAATTAATGGCAGAGTTAGGTTTGATGAAAGAATCTGCAGAAAAATTAATTAGACAGTATCACACGAAAGCTCCATTCGTAAAACAACTAATGGACAATGTATCTCGTAAAGCAAACGATCGTGGTAAGATTAGAACACTACTTGGTAGGGCGTGTCATTTCGATCTTTGGCAACCAGTTCAATTTGGTGTATTTAAACCATTACCGTTAGAGCAAGCAAGAAAAGAATATGATGAGCCTTTGAAACGTGCATTTACGTACAAAGCTTTAAATAAATTAATACAAGGAAGTGCTGCAGATATGACGAAAAAAAGTATGGTTGCATTGTATGAAAATGGTATAATACCACACATACAGATTCATGATGAAGTAGATATTTCTGTTGAATCTGACAAACAAGCGGAGGATATAATTGAAATTATGGAGTCAGCAGTAGAGTTGAAAGTACCAAACAAAGTAGATTATGAATCTGGTGATAGTTGGGGAGATATAAAGTAATGGCAACATATTTAAATGCCGATATACCACCTATCTATTGCAAAGTACGGAAGGAGTATTTGTATGATCTTAAACAACATAAAGGCGAAAGTCTCGAGT